TCATTAAATTGTTTTTCTAAACTCTTTTTCTTTTCTATTATTTCCAAGTCTTCTTTTTTATTTTCTTTAATATATCCAAATCTTTTAAATATCTTATCTAACATATTAACCCCCATAGTTTATAAAACTTCTACTAGCACTCTTACCTGCTAATCCTTTTACTTTATCTCTGTATTTGTTCTTAGCTTTATTAATCTCATACAACTCATCTTCAATTACTGTTTTAGTAGGATGTGTTCTTTCTATGCAAAAACCTCTTAATGCATCATTTATGTGTGTTAGTTCATGTGGTGTGTTACTTACATCATTTGGATTACGTTCATCATGCTGCAACTGAGGTAATGTTCTTATTAAGTTAGTACAGTTACTAAATATCTTCAGTTTAGATGTTTCTATTTCTTTACCTGTTTGTTCATCTCTACTTAGTTCTATCTTTAAGTGTTCTTTGACTGCATACCAGCCCATAACACGATTATTATTACTTTTGTGTAAAACTACACCATTCTTTCTAAATATGTCTTCTGCACTATCTCCTGTCTCTTGTCTTCTATTCCATAAATCTGGTGGTGCGTATCTTTTCTTTATTTTATCTTTGTCTGTTACTTCAAGTATTCTAGCAGCTGCTTCAGATATTATCAAATTATTTTGGTATAGTTCTTTATATACATAAGCTCTGTCTTGTTCATCTATTGCTATCCATAAACATGCTAACATGTCAAGCCCATAATCAAGTGCAATGTATCTATTCCAATGCTCTGGTATTACAAAAGGTTGTATAACGTGTACATCTCTTTTAAACTCTGTAAAGTATTGTCCTTCAAATATATCCCAATCGCCATATAAAAAAGCTTTCTTTTGATTTTCAGGTAGATTTTCAAGTCTTTTAATATAATTAGGGTCATTTTTTACAAGAATAGTATTATCATACACTTTAGCAGGAATAAATACTCTATTTAATCCTGTTAATTCATCTATTACTGGATTTAATCCATAGTTGGTAGCATCTATATACATTTCTTTAACCCAAGCATGTCCAATACCGCCTGGATTACAAGTTGCTCTAAATCTTGGTTTGAATCCTTTAGCAGACCTTAAACAAGAAAGTAATATTTGTATACTTCTTTTTTCATGCTTAGTTAATTCATCAACTCCTATCCAATCCATTGAACGTCCTTGATAACTTTCTGCATCTATAAAATTTCTTATATATCTAAATTTTACTGTAGTTCCATTTATTAGTGTAGCAAAGTGTTTTGTTTCATTAAACTCATATAATTCTTTAGAAACTTTAGCTTTCCATTCTTTTATTATATTTGCTTCTAAATCATCATATGTTTCCCTAAATATATACATATCAGCTCTTGGATTTTCTAATCCATAAGCTAATGCTTCCATAACTAATGCACAACTCTTACCTCCACCTTTAGCTCCTCCATATACACATTCATCTGCATTACAGGAATGAAATAATTCTTGTTTATTATTAGGTTTATAGTCTATATCTATTTGCATAATTATTCTTCCTTTGGTCTTGGTATATTAAAGTTGACTGTTAATGTAGTATCTGAAATAACTTCTTGCTTTTCTGTGAATAGTTTAAGATGTTTTCCAAGTAATTCATAGCCTTTTAATTTGCTATTTTCTTGCGTACTATTATTAATAACATCTTTTATTCCATTGAGTATCCATTCAGCTGTTATTTCTGTTTTATTAGCTCTTTTATCCATACCTTTTTGTATAGCTTCTTTTATGTTAGCATTGGTTAACAATCTGCAACCTTGCTCTTTAGCTGTATTAGAACTATATCCACATCTTATACAAGCCTGTGTTGCATTTAAATCTATCAAGTACTCTTTAACAAACATACTTTGTTTAGGTGTTAGCATTATATCACTTCCTTTAAATTAAATATAAAATTTATTAATACTTTATCAATATATTTATAATTATGTTCTACATTAGTTTTTATATCAAATTTATTTATATCAAGATTATTCTGTAATATAATTTCATTTAATAAACTTTTAACTATGTCGTTATTATATTTATATTTATCTATAGTTATATCAATTTTAAATTCTTTCATTCTAAAACCTCAAATCTCTACCATGATACTTCTTACAGTATCTCTTACCTTGCCAAATAACAAGTTTATCCTTTATATGTTCTATTATTCTATCTATCATACTTATCACACTTTCTTTTACAATTAGAGCAATTTTGAGTGCAACAGTCAAATATACTTATATATCTTTCACATTTTTTTGTTTCAATTGATAATGTACATTCTCTATCTTTAAAATCATAGTATATGCAATGCTCACAATTTTTCATATTAATTCTTCTTTCGTTTATTTATTCAATATATATTTCTTATAATACTCACATGCTTCTTTTAAACTTTTAAATTTCATATCAACACTTCCTTTATATATAAAATAGATTATTCTATTAGCTCACAATAGGGCATATAGCCCTTTAATTCTTCTCAACATACTCTAATAACATAATTATATGAAATAGTCTACTGTCAATGATTGGAATGAATAATTTACCGTACAGTTTTTCTCCACATTCTTCACAAATGAAGATTTTACTTCCATCACACAAATAATATTCGTGCTTTTGTTCGTGCTGTTCGCATAAATTACATTTCATTTTGGTTCTCCTTAAAAAATTATTTTATAGGATATATTTTATTATATCTTTTGGTGCAGATTAACAGAATTGAACTGTTATAATACCAATATCTACATATGCAGTACGTTTAACCCTAACGTACAAGGATTATTCAGACTGGAATAATACATATTACTCTTTTTCCTAATACCTGTGCACATTGGAGGCAGTAATCACCTTTTGCTATATAATAGCTGGTAGCAGATGTCAGAGTTGAACTGACTATTTTTGGGTTATGAGCCCAACGAGATATCCGTTTCTCTAATCTGCGATATTTTGGTAGTGAATTTCCCAGTTCACCACCTTTGAAACATTCATGATCGAATTTAGATATTAATGTATAGTAAATATTTATGTAGATAAGGATTTGCACCTTATATGAGATAGTTCTCTAAACTATATCACCCAAATAATTTTGGGGTAGGTCACCTGGTTTGACACTAAAACTCAACCGGCATTTCGCCATAAAACGTTTACCTATTCCGTCACTGCATATTTAGATACTAAATGCATAGTAATATCTTTGTTGGCTGTTAGTTTATCATTTCTGTACTCATTAATAATATCACCCTGTATTATCACCAACACATAAAAAAAGAACATATTTTTATTATATGTTCTTTAGACCTATTCTAGATAAGTACCCTCAAATGTTAGTTAATTTCCTGAGGCACTTATCACTTATACTTATTATAACATATCTAAGTCAAGTGTCAACACTTTTTATTAAATTTGTTAATTTTTATTTAATTTTATTAAAATAAATCCAATTATAATAATTACTGCTATTATAATTAAAGTTATAATTATTTTTTTCTTATCTAATTGTAAATTTTGTTGTTGTTGTTCACCATAGATATTAACATCATTATTATCATTTGTTGCATGTCCTGCAGCTCCGCCTATCATAAACCATAAAAATGGATTACTCATATGTGATGATGTTGAACTTGTTGTTATATGTGAACTCGTTGAACTCGAGCTTGATTTAGAACTTGAACTTGGTTTACTTGTTGTTCCATGAGATGTTGATGAGCTTCTAGCTCCTGATGAATGACTACTACTATGTCCTACTGAACCTTTTGCAAAACATATTGTATTGAAAGTTAATAATAAAGTTACTATTATTAAACCTATTATATATTTTTTCATTTCTACACCCCCAATTTTTATTTAATTTTATTATTTTCTAATACTGTATAATATCCTGTACCATCTACTTGTTGGCTTATTATTTTTCCTGTTGTATTATCTTGTATAGTTAATACATAACTAGGTCCATATTTTGAACTTGTTACATCATGCGCTATTACTTTATAATTATTAGTTGCTAATATTTCATCAAATTCGTTTTTGTAAAAAAAACAACCATAAATCATACATATAATAATAAATATAAGCCCAATTATACTTATGCCAAGTAATATATCATATTCATCTAATTTATCCATATTTATTCCTCCAATCCTTTTTTCGCATCTAACCATCCTAATTCTTTTATTTGTTGTTGTATTGCTTTGTTCAATTCAATAGTAATATATATAGCATCATAACTTTTATTTTTAAAAGTTCCTTTGTCATTTAATTCATTATACCAGGCTAAAGTTATATAACCTTTTAGATTATTATTAAATATAATATCTTCATAGTGTAATCTATCCCAAGCATCGTTATATTCTTTTCTATATTGGAATAAAGAACTTGTTCCAATCAATTTATATCCTAACTTTTCAAACATAGTTTTAGCATTCATCTAACTCAACTCCTTTATTCATGTAATAAAAATGTTCTACTTTTTTTATTCAAACAAGTTTCTAGTTTCATACCATCTTTAAATTCAAATATTCTCCATTTATAATTATCTTTTGCATCAT